GCGCAGTATCAAGTCGCCGCCGTTGCCTGTCGTATCAGGCTGCAACGCGGCAATGGTCAAGTCTTCCTCGTTCGCCCCGTCGTTCATACGCTCGTAAAGCCACTCGATGGCTGCGCCAGCGTAGTATTGCAGCCAGTTGAAATAGCTCGATGGCGGTTGGTCGTCGAGCGCCCAGCCAGTGACTTTTTCGCCTGACGTCGGCTCGGTTCGGTTGCTGCCGCCGGTGTTCCATTCCGGTACCTTGGTTGGGCGTGGCTCGACCATTATAGGATTTCACTTTCTCGCGCGCCGCGGTTGCGTATGGCGGTTTTCAGATAATAGCCGCTATTGCCCGGCAACGAAGTCGCGGTGCCGAAGTCAGCGCCGCCTGCGCCATCAAAGGCAAAAATCGGCTCGGTCGTGTGGTATTCGAAAACGGCATGGACGCCCGCAGCCTTGCCGGCATACATCGCCTCGGCGGCAATCGGGCCCGTTTCGCCGGATAGGATTTCAGAAAATACAACCAAGAATTCGGCAAGCGGGCCGTCTGTCAGCGAAAACGCGGCATCGGCCTCGGTTGTGTTGGTTGCGAACCGAACGATTGCGTTGATATCCTCAATGGTGCCGCCTGACGTATTGATGCGGATATACGCCCGCAGTAACGACCGGTAGGGCTCATCGGTCAGGCCTTGCCGTTCAATCCCGATGATTTGGCCCAGGCCATCGAGCTGGACGCCCTCTGCCCCGTTTAGGGTCGTGTCGGTCAACAGATCGGTGGCCGCCGTGTCCAGCGCCTGTAGCTCGGCGACGTACGCCCTAACCAATAACTCAAGGTTGTTGCTCATCCGCGCCCGCTCCTGAACTGGCTAATGATGCGGCGTACCGCATCGCCGGCCATATCGTCGTTTGCGCTGAACGCCGGCGGCGTTTCAGGCTGCGGCGTTAGGTCCGGCGGGTCGCTTTGTACCTGGCCGTAGCTTACCTGGGCGCTGCCGATGTAGCCGCAACCAATGGCCGGGCCGCCCGATATGTTGTAAGCATCGAGAACGCCTTGCGTCACGTCGCCATCGTTACGCGTCCATGTATCGCCGTCGTCCGCCGAATAGAAAACCTTGGTGCCGGCGGAAAACGCAACCCAGGCACCGGTCGTCAGCACCGGCACCAGGGCCGCCATCGTTTCGCTGAAATTGTGGATTTGCGTCCAGGAGCCAGAAACGCCGGTCGTTGAGCGGTACAAGTAGCCCAAATGACTCAGCGCCAAGAAATAGTTGGCATTGGTTTCGCATTTGATCAGATTGCCGATGCCGAAATTGAATGGCGCAGACCAGGTGCCGACGCCGCCCGTACTGCTTTCAGAAGCCCATCCGTTATCGCCGACAGCGACCCAGCGATGCCCTACGCGGACGCCAACGCTGCGCCACGTTTGCGAGCCCGACCAGCGTTGCGTCCAAGTCGCCGTATTGTCCTGGCCCCAGATCTCATTGACGCCGACCGCGACAAAGCGTGACAGGGCGTCACCGCTTTTCGCGACGATGCCATACAGGTGCGGCGAGCCGGCCACGTTGAGCGATGACCAGGTTGCGCCCTGGTCGGTTGATGATTCAACCACCCCATTGTCACCGCAAGCCGCAAGGGTCGCGCCGGTTGCGACGTAGCCAACATCACGCAAAAAGTCGCTGCCCGCGGGTGTGCGCGTGACGAAAGGCGGCAGGTTGTCTTCCTCGACGGTCGCGTCGAGCGTGACAATCAACGGGGCCAGACTGGTGTCACCGACGAAAACCCAGCGCGAGCCAGCGCGCACGACGCCGCGCAATGTCTCGCCGCCGGCCCCTGTACGGTGCTCGCGCCACCATGTCCCTTTTTGCACAATCGCCATGGCCTACACCGGAGTCGAGTTGACGATGATATCGGTTGATGGCACGTCGACGGCGGCGAGCTCGCGATTGCTCAGGCTAATGTTACTCGTTCCGGTGCCGGGCGTGTCGCGGTCGAGATAGAAAAGGGTCGAATCGCGAACGCCGCTGATAGCGAATACCTCAGCCTGAAGCCGCTCGTATATCAACGTACCGCCTAGCTCTGCGGCATCGACCAGCGCTTCGAGCGCCGCCCTGATCTGGTCGTCGCCATCGGTCGGATAGGTCGCCGGGTCGTACGTCACATCCGCGCGAATAAAGATGTCGACGACATCCGGCCGTGTGAAATTGATGGTATGATCGATACCCATTGAATCGGTAACGGTCTCGGTGACATCGTTGGGCGCGTGGCCATAGGTCAGGATACCAGCGGCCTTCGAGCCGAAAAGAGCTTCTGCAACGTCCTCGTCGGTGCCGCCCTGCACAATGGCTTCGACCGACTTCGGCGGCAAGCCACGGCCGTCGGTGACGAGCAAAACGTTTTCATACACGAATACCTGGACAACGTCCTCGACGTCTAGCAGGTCGGCCCGGATGGCCTCGATGGTGGCCGCCCCTTGAAATCGTAGCAACTGAGCCCGGCGCAATCGTAGCTCGGCGTCGGTTTCGAGGTTGTCGCCTGGCTCGGCGTCTTCCCCTGCGGTCACCGTCGACCAACCAGCGACGGGCGTCTCGATAGTCAGAGTCTGGCCGCTCGTCAGCGGGATAGGGCCCAGACTCTCAGACTCGTAGGCGACTTGAACCGGGCTCGACCCTAGCGTGGCGTCCTCGACGCTCACGAAGCGCTCGCCCGTGGCGTCAACCGAAATCACGCGGCCAGTAAGTAGCACCGTCCCGGGTGTACCGTCGCAATCGAGGTTGATGGTCGATGGCGTCGCAGGCAACCGCGTGACGCCCGTGATGGCGGCCACGTTGTCGAGCGCTTCGCCCGTGGCGCTGTCAGGGTAGAGTGAGCGGTATACGGCGTTTAATACTTCCCAACCCTCGGCCACGGAGGCGGCGAAAGTCGCATTGAGCTGGCCAAGGACGGATTCGCCGCCGGTATTGATTTGCGAACCAAAGTCTGACTTTTGCTGAGCCTCGATGTCCGCGAGGATATCGCCAATCAGTTTCGGGTTGAAGCCGGTCAATGTGACGCCAAACGAGCTCATAAGATGAATACCTCACTGAAATCTCGGGCCACGGTTTCGCCCGCCAGTTTGGCCGAAAACCGGATGGTCAATTCGCGCGTCGGCGTGTCCAGGCTGACATCGATGCGCTCAAGGGTATCGACGCCAGGGGTTGAGACGATGGCGCGCCGGAACGTCGTTTGAATGGCCGCCAGGTTTGGGTTTTTGACGAAAACCTGCGTGTAAAACGGTATACCAACGCGCTGGTCGAGAAACCATTCGCCTTTGAAAAACCGGAGCCGTATCAGCAGATGTTGCGCGACCGCGTCCGCGCCCGTGACGAAATAAAGGTCGTCCAGGCTCACGTCGATGTCGCGGTTGACGTCTAGGGCAAAATCGCTCATGTGGCTTTGACCTTTTCTGCCTCGACATCTTGCGGCGTGTGCGGTGTTGGCCAGACGATCGGGCCGACGAGCGTGGCCGGTGGCGTCGTCAATGTTGGCGTTGGTGGAGGTCCTGGCAGCGTCACAACGTGCGTGTGTGCTTCATTGGCAACCTTGAAGGCTTCGAAATCCGTTTTTACATCTTGCAACTCACTCAAAACCTTACCGGCCAGCGCAACGAAATCTGCCGCGCCCCGCTCGTAAAGCTCGACCAAGTCGCGGCCAACGTGGATTTCGGCCCCGCCGATTTCGCCCAGCACCAGGTCGTCGGCGTCCGGGGCGGCCAGCGCCTCGGCGTCGTTGTACCACCCCAGGATGGCGACCGGGTCGCTGAGATTGTGCATTTCGAACGTCGCCGGGTCGGTCTGCTTTATCAGGGCGGTGTTGTCGCCCCGGCGGTTGTCGCCGGTTTGGTAGGTCTCAATCGAGCGCTCGCAAAACACCAACATGCACCGGTCGCCGGGCTCGACCGGCATCGTGATGCGAAACGCCTGCGTCCTGGGGAACACGACCGGCACGCCCGGGATGATTGGCAAGTCTTCCGCGACCTCGCCATCCTGGACGCTCTGCAGTCGACGAATCAGCGGCTCGACGTCCGCCTTTTGGGTGTCCGCGTCGTAGGCGTCGATACGGCCCGGCAGCATCACATGGACATCTGCCAGCCTGTCCTCGATGGCCTGCCGGATGATATCGGCTAGCTCTGGTGTTCGTGTTCCGGTCATCGTGGTTTCAGCTCCAGGTCCGCATACCAGTCCTGCCCATGCGTATCACCGGTATACGTGACTTTCTCAACACGGTGAAACCCGCTGATTTGCTGCGAGGATAGAGCCACGACCCGGCCGGGTGTGAGTTGCGGGATGAGCAGCGCCCTGACCTCGACGATCCCTTTTTCGCCCGCCTCTGGCGAGCCAATCATCCCGCGGTCTGAGTCTAGCACGATCGCGTCGCCCGGCTCGATGGCGTCGTTTGGGCCGAGCAGTTGGAGCTGGCCGTTTTGGATGCTCCAGCTGTAGCCGTAGGTTTTCGCCAGGCGGTCCAGCTCTTTTTTTGCCGGGCCCGACATCACGATGCCGTTCGC